ATTGGTCTGTCAGTATAGTTTTGAATTTCCCTTTGCCAATTAATCTTTAAAGATGCGGGACATATGATTAAAATTTTCTTAGCTTCAGTTTCTAATGCTGCAACAACCGTTGAAGTTGTTTTTCCCAAACCCATGTCATCAGCCAAAATAAATCTTTTAGTTCTAACCAATTTATTTACAGCTTCAATTTGATGGGACAACATTGGTCTATGTGAATACTTTGAAAAATCTATTTCTTTGTAGTATTGTTCGGGGTTTTTAATAATGGCAACTTTTGGAATCCAAAAATCTGTTAGTTGTTCACTTTCAAAAAATTTACCCCAAACATGATAAGACTTATCTTTTTCAACTAATAACTTTTCAACCCAAACTTGTTTTGGTGGTTCGGTATAAAGTTTTTCGTTTGCAATTTTTTCTGAAAAATAAGAATCAAGTTCAACCCATTTTCTTGCAACTTTTGGAACCGAATTATTATAAGAAATTATATACTCACATTGACTTCTTGTTGGTATTCCTTTTTTGGTTGGTCCGTATATTGACTTAAGTTTTAGTATATAATTATTGGCACCATCATAGGTCTCCAATATTTTTAGAGCTTTTTGTTCAACCAAAAGTGAAGATTCTATTGTTACACTATCGGACATTAATTACTTTAATAATAATCATTTTTGTTGTATTTATCAATAATGAGTAACAAAGTACCAATTACCCGTATATCTAAATTCTTTGGTGAAAAAGATTTTCAATTAAATATTGCCTTAGGTGAAGAATGGTTATTAGGTGATATGAATTTTACCGTTGTACTTTATCGTGTTGATAAGTCAAAAACTAATCAAGATAGTGTGTATGGAGAGGCTTTAACAGATAGTATAAATTTTTTACCTCCTGTTGAGGTTAAAGGTTTTATACAAATAGAAGCTCCAAGTCAGGCAGAATTCGGTGGTTCAAGATTAACTCAAACAGAACCAGGAAATATGAAACTTAGTGTATATCTTCACACTTTAGAAGAATTGGGTATTCAAATTAATTATGGTGATTATATTGGATATCCTGAAACTGAAAGTAAAATGAGATATTATACGGTTGCCGATGACGGTAGGATTATTTCGGACAATAAACACACTTATGGTGGATACAAACCATATTATAGAACATTTGTTTGTACACCTGTAAGTGAAGATGAATTTAAAGGAATATAATGGCACTACCTAAAAAATTAGTAAAAAACATTTCTCTTGTTCCTAAAAAAAGACTACAAGAAAGAAGAGAAGAATTATTAGAACAAATTCAACAGGACGGTACATATCTTCCAAAAGGAATATATCACGCAGATTTAGATAGAGGGATGTTGGATTTTGTAAAAAATACTTTAGGTATTACGGTTGATGGAAAAAAAGTTAACACTATTGATGTGTTAATTACCACACAAAACTGGGCTCAATTTACTCAGACTTGGAATTTTCAAGATTTAGATAAAAACATATCACCACCATTTGTCGCAACTGTTAGAAAACCTGAAACACCATACGGCACAAATCAAGGAACGTCTTTTAAAATACCTGGCAGACCAACTTTTCAATACGCATTAGTCCCAACCTTTGACGGAACAAGAAATGGATATGATGTTTATAAAATACCACAACCAACTCCTGTTGATATCACGTATGAAGTGAAAATATTCACAAACAGGATGCGAGAATTAAATGCGTTTAATAAAAAAGTTTTAGATACTTTTGGTTCAAAACAAGCGTACACCACTATTAACGGTAGATATATTCCAATATTAATGGATACAATTACAGACCAATCAGTTAATGAATTACAAAAAAGAAGATACTACATTCAGAGTTATACATTTAAAATGTTAGGTGTTATTTTAGATGAGGAGCAATTTGAAGTTTCTCCTGCGGTATCGAGAGTATTAACAATGTATGACGTATCAACAAAATTAAAAGACAGGTTTGCGGTTTCAAGTGAATCAAATGAAAATACTATTATAGGAAACTTACAATTTTTAAATAATAATAATTATCTTATTGATGTTGTTAGAGCAAACTTTGATTACACATTAGTTAGTACAAATAATGTTGATTCATATGATGTATTAATAAATGGTAATTTGATTGGTTCCAACGTTGAATTTTTTCAAGTTAATACAAACGATACGTTAAGAATAGATGTCACAAAAACAAACATAGGACAAGACGCTAATATATTATTTGATGTCAAATTAGTCTAATGGTTCACCATATATGTCTTTTTTAACTTGACAGTTTTCTTTAATAAGACTTTCTAAAAATCCGTAAATCTTATAACCTTTCTTATCACAATACTCTTTTAATATCTGATGTGATTCGATAGAAATTTTAATATTTTTTATTTTCTTAGGTGTTTTTTTCATAAAGCAGAAAAAAGGCAGAATTTATTCATACCATATTATAAATATAAGCGGTATAATAAGATTTTTGAAAAAATCAACAATATTTATGTATAAAAATAAAACCTTAAAAAGAAAAAATTAAATAGTAATGGCAACATCCAATAAAGTATTCGTTTCACCTGGAGTATATACTTCAGAACGTGATTTATCATTCGTAGCACAAAGCGTAGGTGTTACAACATTAGGTATTGTTGGCGAAACCTTAAAAGGTCCAGCATTCGAACCAATCTTTATAACAGATTTCGATAACTTCCAAACAGTATTTGGTGGTGCAATTCCTGAAAAATTTGTTGACACACAAATACCTAAATATGAAGCAGCATATATTGCTAAGGCATATCTTTCACAATCTAATCAATTATTTGTAACAAGAGTGTTAGGGTTGTCAGGATATGATGCGGGACCTTCTTGGTCTATTAAAACAGTTGCAAATGTTAGTGGTAGTTCTGTTTCACAAAATACAGGTGTGACATTAACCGAAGTTTTAATAACATTTACAGGAACAACAGGAAGTACGTCAACAATAGAATTAGGTTCGACAAGCACTGCAATTTTTAACGAAGATTTAAATACAATTATAAGTTTAAATAATGGTACAACAACCACGATTTCAAATAAATTAAAAACATTTTTAAATGGTGTTATGTTAACACCAAGTACTAGTGGTACATCTGCATATGTTTTTGGTACAATACCTGATACAAACTATAACTCATTGACAGGTGGTGGATGGACAGGTATAATAAATGTATATAGTGTACCTAGTGTAAAAAATTCATTAACAGATTACAGTAGTAGAGATAATGACGCTTGGTATTACGCACAATTTGACCCAACAACAGGTAATGGGTATTCAGGGTATTCCTTTACATCAAGAATACATACATTGTCAGGAACAACATATGGTGTTAGTGGACAATTTTCAGGTTCAGTTTCTGTTTCAGGATTTACACAAGTAGGTACTGCATTTACTGATTATAATGATGTTGTAATTGCAACACTACGTTCAAGAGGTGTATCAAACTATACAAGTTCGGTTAATCCAACTTGGGTTGTAACAGGAACTACAGATGTTGGTTTAGATTTTACTGGAACATATTCAGGAGCATCTATTAGTCCTTACGCAGCTTTTGGCATTTCAGGTTTAACAAGTAGTAATGAATCTATAAATCTAAAAGTGTCTATGGATTCTACAGATAGTAATTTCATATCTAAAGTATTGGGTATTTCAAATTTCTCAAAACCAAGTGATGAAGTACCTTTATTTGTCGAAGAAGAATTTAGTAATCTATTAAACTATGGATATAAAATGGGTTATATTAGAGGTATAAGTTCTAGTATAACTTCACTGCCTTCGGCTCAAGATGATAACGGTACAGGAACATCAATAGGATGGTACTTAGAACAATACCAAACACCAGAAACACCTTATTTAGTTTCCGAACTTAGAGGTAATAAAGTTTACCAACTATTCAAATTTATTTCAATATCAGACGGTAATGCAGCAAATGAAGAAATAAAAATTTCAATTTTGAACATTTCGTTCAACAATGGAACATTTGACGTTGGAATTAGAGCTTATGGTGACACAGATTCTAATCCTGTTTATGTTGAAAAATTTACAAATTGTAGTATGAACCCAGCATTGAATAGTTTTGTTGGTGTTAAAATTGGTACTAGTGATGGTGAATACGCACAAAAGTCTAAATTTGTGATGTTAGAAATAAATCCTGAAGCTCCTGTAGATGCTTTACCATGTGGTTTTGAAGGATATACTATGAGAAATTATGATGGTGATATTACACCATTCCCAATTTATAAAACAAAATATGATAGTGCTGGTGACGTAACATATCAACCACCATTTTCATCAGTACAAAGAAGTTCAGGTGATAAAATAAATAGAACTTTCTTGGGTATATCAGATTCTTTTGGTTATGATTCTGATTTTTTCACGTATAAAGGTAAAATAACACCAAACGAAATAGCAACTGAAACTACGTCCGCGTCTTGGGACTATTTGTCAAAAGGTTTCCATATGGATAGTGGGGCAACTGTTATAACAATTTCATCATCATATAGTACTTCAGGTACTTCAGCGTTTGAGGCTGGTGACGCTTCTTTTTCAGGACCTTCTGACCCAACAGATGTTAATAATCCATACTATAGAATCCAAGCACGTAAATTTACATTATTTGTTAATGGTGGATTTGACGGTTGGGATGTATACAGAAAGTATAGAACAAATGGTGACGGATATGTATTAGGAGGACCTAACTATAAAAAAGGTGCCGCACCTTCAACACAATTTCCTGACGCGACAGGATGGGGGGCATTTAAGAGAATTACAATTAACAATAATGCAACTGATTGGGCAAATACTGACTATTACGCTTACTTATTGGGTCAAGAAACATTTGCAAATCCTGAAGCAACAAATATAAACGTATTTGTAACACCAGGTATTGATTTTGTAAACAATGGTAATTTGGTTGAAGACGCGATTGATATGATTGAAACTCAAAGAGCAGATTCATTGTATATTATGACATGTCCTGATTATGATATGTTTGCAACTACAACCACATCACCTGCGACAGATTTAATTTACCCAACTGAGGCGGTTGATGATTTAGAAACTACAGGTATAGATTCTAACTATACAGCAACTTATTATCCTTGGGTATTGACAAGAGATACGGTTAATAATACACAAATATATCTCCCACCAACTGCTGAAGTTTGTAGAAACTTAGCGTTGACTGATAATATATCTTTCCCTTGGTTTGCATCTGCGGGTTACACAAGAGGTATTGTAAATTCAATCAAAGCACGTAAGAAACTTACACAAGATGATAGAGATACATTATATCAAGGTAGAATCAACCCAATTGCAACATTCTCAGATGTTGGAACAGTAATTTGGGGTAACAAAACAACACAAATCGCTGAATCAGCACTTGATAGAATTAACGTTAGAAGATTGTTGTTACAAGCTCGTAAGTTAATTTCGGCAGTAGCGGTTAGATTGTTGTTTGAACAAAACGATGATAAAGTAAGACAAGACTTCTTAGATTCTGTAAACCCAATTTTGGATTCAATCAGAAGAGACAGAGGTTTAATAGACTTTAGAGTTGTAGTAACAAACACACCTGAAGACTTAGATAGAAATACAATGACAGGTAAAATTTACCTTAAACCAACAAAAGCTCTTGAATTTATTGATATTGAATTCTTAATTACACCTTCAGGAGCGTCTTTTGAGAATATTTAATAAATAAAATAAACGGGGTGGGAGAAATCTCACCCCTTAATCAAAAAATAAAAAAAATGAAATTTCCAAAGAAAACATTACTTGAAAATTTAAACATCAAATCAAATGGTGTTAAAACTTTTTCTGAAAAACCACAATCTGTTATTGTTACAGAATCACAATTAGAAAGAATTATCGCTAAGTTACTTAAGAAAAAATAATGAATTTAAAAAAAATTGTTCATAAAAACTTAATTAAGTTAGTTAATGAAGGGTTAGACCCTGATAAATTACCTGACCACAAATATTATGCATTTGATTGGGATGACAACGTAATGAACATGCCAACAAAGATTATGGTGGTGGATAATGAAGGTAATGAATTTGGGATAACAACTGAAGATTTTGCGGAATATAGACACATATTAGGGAAAGAACCGTTTGTTTATAATGGTAAAACAATTATTGGATATGCCGATAGACCATTTAGATATTTCAGAAAAGACGGTGAACAACAATTTTTAGAAGATGTTTTATATGCTGGGTTCGGTCCATCATGGGATGATTTTGTTGAGTGTATAAATGGTGGGTCAATATTTGCGATAATCACTGCAAGGGGTCACAATCCTGAAATTTTGAAAGAAGCGGTATATCGTATAATTAAAAATGACATTGGCGGAATCGACCAAGAAAAATTGGTTCAGTCACTCAAAGATTACAGGGAAATATCGGGTGAAGATATTAAAGATGATGATACTTTAATAAGAGAATATTTGGATATGTGTAAATTTCATCCTGTTTCATTTGGCTCTGGTGCTGAAGCAAACCCTGAAGAAGGAAAAATAAATGCTTTGAGAGATTTTATATCATATGTAAAACAGTTGTCTATGAAATTGGGTGGAAAAACATTGTTCAAAAATGATGTGTCCAATAATTTTGTGATACCAAAAATAGGGTTTTCTGACGACGACTTAAAAAACATAGAAAAAGTTAAGGAGTTCTTAGCAAAAGAATTTGGAAATGAGAACCCAGTGCAAACTTATTTAACTAAATCTAATATAAAAACTAAATATTAAATAACTAGATAATTAATAAACTAGAACGCCTAGGAAATATATGATGAAAAAAACCAAATAGTCAATATTTATAAGGAAAATAAACAGAAAAAAAAATAAAAAAACTAAAATAATATTATGGCTGACTTATTAATGAAAATGCCCGACCCTTACGAACCAAAACGAAAAAACCGATTTATTTTGACGTTTCCGTCTTCTTTGGGTATTAATTCTTGGTATGTTGAATCAACAAACCGTCCTAAAATAACAATTGCGTCCAAAGATATTCCATTTTTAAACACAAAAACATATGTTGCAGGTTCATTTGAATGGGGTACAATTGGTGTAACATTCCGTGACCCTATTGGTCCATCAGCGGCTCAGGCACTTATGGAATGGGTTAGATTACATGCAGAATCTGTTACAGGTCGTATGGGTTATGCTGCAGGATATAAAAAAGACGTTACTTTAGAAATGTTGGACCCTACGGGTGTTGCGGTTGAAAAATGGATACTGCAAGGATGTTTCTTAACTGACGTAGATTTTCAAGCTGTAACATACACTGATGACGGATTACAAACAATATCATGTACTATGAGACCTGATAGATGTATATTAGTATACTAATTATTTACAAAAAAACAAAGTCAGTTTATATTTAAAGCCAGACACAAGTCTGGCTTTTTTTATGGAAAACAACGAAATCAAATACGGTCAAATGAATTTTAACCTACCACATGACGTGGTACCACTTCCTTCGCAAGGAATTTTTTACAAAAATAAAAAGAAATCAATTAAAATTGGTTATTTGACTGCTCAAGATGAAAATTTATTGGCATCAACAAATATGGATGCGGTACAGATTATTAATCAATTATTGAGAAGTAAAATTTATGAGCCTGAATTTAAGATTGAAGAAATGTTAACAGGTGACGTTGAAGCTATTTTAATTTTCTTAAGAAATACTGCTTTTGGTACAAAATATAATCTTTATGTTACAGACCCAAAAACAAACCAAAGATTTGAAACTGCGGTTGATTTGTCAGAAATGAATATTAAAAAGACAGAACTAATTGCCGATTCAAACGGACATTTTGATGTTGTATTACCAACAAGTGGAGATAGTGTTAAATTAAAGTTTTTAACTTATGGTGAAGATAATGACATTGACAAAGAAATGGAAAAATATCCAAAAGGAGTTATAGCACCAAAAATAACAAAAAAATTAGAGGCTAAAATTGTTTCAATAAATGGTAATACAGATAGATTACAAATTTCACAATATGTTCAACAAATGCCGATTTCAGATTCTAAATTTATTAGAACTTACTTAAATGAACAAGAGCCAAGATTAGACCTAAAGAAAAAAGTAACAACCCCGTCAGGAGAAGAAATCGATGTAACAATTGATTTCGGGGTAGAGTTTTTTCGCCCTTTCTTCCAATTATAAAACAATTTTATTAGACGAAATTTATTTTTTGGTTAAAAACGGAAATTTTGTTTATTCCGATATTCTTATTATGCCAACATATGAAAGAAAATATTTTATAGGTAAAATAGTTGAAGAATATGATTTGATTAGAGAAAGACAAGAAAAATTTAATTAAACTATTTATAATATAGTTAATCAAATTATATGATGGCAGGAAGTAACGAAACAGTTGAATCACAAACACAAGCCGCGGATGGGTTATTAATCAAATTAGAGGCAATTAAAACAGCACTAATTGACTTAGCGGGTACAAAAGGGTTAGAGAACGGTATAAACCAAGCTTCAAAATTTGAACAAAAACTTTTTTCTGCAACCAGAGCTTTAGGTTTGGGTGCTGTACAAGCCCAACGAATGGAAAATATATTGGGTAAGGCGGCAACCAATGTATTAGAAATGGGTGGTAATTTAGAAGATGTTATTGGTACTTATCAGTCAATTAATGAGGCTTTAGAAAAAACTACCTTTTTATCTGCAAATGTTTTAACAAATATTGCCGCGGTTAGTAAATTTGGTGTTGGAGGAGAAACAGTAACAACAATCGCCAAATTTTTTGATAAAGTTGGTGGGGGTATGGAAGCGGCGGTTGAAAGAACCATAGAACTTACACAAACCGCACAAAAATACGGATTAAATGCTGGTAAATTTGTTGGAGATGTTGCAGGTCAAATGGATAAACTGAATAAATACGGTTTTCCAAAAGGGGTTGAAGATTTGGCATCTATGGTTGCAAAATCAAAAATGTTAGGAGACACCCTAAGTGTTGCACAAGGTTTTGCGGACCAAATAATGAGTGACCCTGAAAAGGCATATGAATATGCTGCGGGATTACAAACATTAGGTGGTTCATTTGCGCAATTGGGTGATGGTGCACAATTGTTATACATGGCTCAAAACGATTTGAACGGATTACAAGACCAAATTGTTAAGGCTACAAGAGGTATTGCAAGTTTCAACGAAGAATCGGGACAATTTGAAATTAGCGCAAATGAAAGAATAAGATTAAGACAAG